AGATAAACTATCAAATGCTTTGTAGTATTGTAGTACGCCAGTATACGAGCTATCAGGTGCTGGTGCGAATTTAAATTGTTCTGTGCCACCATCAGACTGTATGGTATAAACTCTTGGTATACCAGAGGTAGAACCACCTTTAGTCTTAAATAAGTTAGCCGGTGTTATATAATCTAAATTATATTTAGTACTTGAAGATAAGATATAAAAAGATCTTACTGCAATAAATCCTGTAGGAACAGTTACGTTCTCACCATCTATAGTGACATCGTCAATTTGTTCCATCTGTCTTATTCTTAATTTAGCATTAAAATCAGCTTCAGCTAAAGCAATAAAATCTCCAGCTATTTCTGTAGTAAGATCAGATCTATTAAGCCAATTTGCTATGGATGCTTTTAAGTCTGTGTATGTATTTAAAGCCATTATAAATTTCCTGAAGCAGTTCTAAAATAACGATATTCGCTACTGTTTAACTTTAGTTTAAGTATCTTACTTCTTTCAACCTTTGGTATTGCAAACCAATTATTAGTTCCGTTATATTCTTTGGCCCAAACAGCTAATACTAAAGTTGGAATACTAGCTACTCGTTTTAACTCTTTAGAAGCAGAATAACCATCTCCTTCATTGTACATCCTTTTATTCTTATCAAGAATAGGATTAACATCTACAGAATTTTTAATAGTTAATTTACCATCAGCTTCAAAATAGTATTGACTACCATCTGCATCTGTCGATCTTAGTATACTCATTACTCAGTTAATTGAGATACGTATAAACTTACAGTTCCAATAACAGCAACTTTTTCACCAGGTGAAACTTTAAAATATTCAATATCATCAGCTGGTACATATACTTTGCTTGTTGTTGCAGTTGGACTTGATCCAAATTCAATATGACAAGCAGCATCTGCAACTACTCTAACGTAGTAAATATTATCAGCAAACGCTGCTGATTGTGCTGAAGTTCCTGAGGAAGTTACTTTTTCCGTTGATTTTACTTGCATTCCTTTGTGCATAATTTTATTCCTTTTATTTAGGGGGTGTTTCCACCCCCAATTTTAATTATCTTCTAATTACAATTGTAAATTCAACAGGTATAGTATTTGTCGAAGCTCCATCAGTAATGATTTCAATTACATCATCTTCTAGGACAGAATTTGCAGCAGTTGGTAATGCAGAATCTACATCACCTGCAGCAGAACTTGTAGTAGCAATTGTAATTGCTCCACCAGTAACAGCAGTTCCGTTGATTTCAGTTGTAATTCCAGCATCAGCAGTAGCAATAGCTCCACCTAATACTGAAGATATTTTAATAATCTTACCAGCATCTGGTGCAACTACATAAGCAGAACCTGCTGTAGATACATCTGATAATTTAACTGTTAAGAAGTAGTCGTTTAATGTTCTCATTTTTTATTCTCCGTTTGCTTCGTTCCGTCAATGACTTCAAAGACCAAACAAATTGTTTGTTTAAAGGGATGGCAGATTTCTCCGCCACCCCTCTATTTTATTATTATGCAGTAGTTAAGTCAAATACTCCACCAGATGCAGCTTCATTTCTAGAGATCATAGTAAGCTCAGTTAACAACTGTCTTTTCTCTGAATCACCAGTTTTAGATAGCTCATGCATAGTGAAATCTCTTAAGAATCCAACTGCCCAGTAGTCCATATCTAGAACAAAAAGATCTCTATCTCTTTGGAATCTATTTGGAACCACTTCAAGGTCGCCGAAATCAGAAGAATACACGTCAATAGAAGTGTACAATGTCTTGTCTTCCGATGCATCAAATCTAGTTGATCCACCAGTAAAACCAGAGATTTTCTGTTTGTTGAAAGGGCCACACATGATAACAGAAGGACTTCCACCAGAAGTCCAAGTACCTTTGATTACTGTTTTAAGTAAATCTTCAGTCAAGGCTCTTTGTGTACCATCATCTCTAGCATCAGATCCATCAACTGCAGTTGGAGAAGTTCCAGTTGCACCGAAAGAATCATTAGTAGCAATCCAAGCACCAATAGAAGCAAAAGTTCTAGCAGTTGTTGAATCACCAGCAGCTCTTATTTGGTTAGTCAACAAAGTAGACTCTATATCTCTTTTTAGTTCTTTAGATTTTTTAGCAATTTGATATGCAAGTTCACTTGCTCTACCAGCTTTATCAACTGCTTCTTGAGTACCAGTAGTTACAACAGTCTTATCCATGATCTGTGTGTAGTTACCAATTCTCACTGTTGCAATAGATGCATCAAGGGTAGCATCGTCACCCTCAATTACAGCGTTGTTTGTAGCAGCTGCTGCTAATGCATCAGTTTGCCATTCGTGAAAAGTGTTCTTTACAGCTTCTCTCGCAGCAGAACTCATAAATGGAGTATCTGTAGGAGAAATGGAGTAAATCACATCTTGTAGGTCTTCCCTAATTCCTTTCGCATCATATGTGTCGAAAGTGTTTGTTGGTTGTGCCATTTTATTTTCCTTTGTAAGGTTATTTAGTTAACATACCTAAAATAGCAGATTGAGCATCTTGTATACGCCCAGTCTTTCTAAGTTTAGATATTTGGTTCCTTACGACCTCACGTCTAGAGTTATCACTTTTGGAAACACCTGGCTTCATAACTTTAGGAACATTAGCAATTTTCTTCTGTGAAGAAATAGTTTTGTCCTTTACGTTACGATAAGCTAAAGCATCCTTTAGTATCAGTAGAAATCTATGATCTGCTACTGACGAAATTTCCTGATCGTTAAAACCATAAGTTTTTAGCATAGTTTTTACACCAGCCTTAAAGCTATCAGCTTTCTTAGGATCAGAATATTCAGGAATGCGTTCTCTTGCTAGTCTTGTTTGTTCAGCTAAATATTCATTATATTGCCTAGCCTTTTCTTGGCCAACTTTATCTCTTAAAGACCTTACTTTTTCCTGTTCCTGACGCATTTCAAAATCTAGTTTTGCAGCAGAAGAAGGATCTTCATCGTAAAGTTTTTGCAACTCTTGAGTACTTATCTGTTGTCTGGTAATAGACTGTGCAGAAGATAGTGCTTCATCAAGTTCCCTAATTCTTTGGTCGTATTGTTGACGCAAAACACCTTTTTCTTCTTCCACTTGTTTCTTTTCTAATGAAAGAGAATGTGTTTTTTGTCGGTAGTCGGAATCTCTAGAATAACCTGATTTAAGTTCATCGAGAGTAACCTCTAGCTCTTGACCTTGTACTTTGACTCGGTGGAGATTAGGTTTCTCAATTTCTACTTCAGATACAGTATTTTCTTCTTTCGTTTCCTCGTTTACTACAGACTCGACTTCTTCTTGAGTTTCTTCAGACTTAGATTGACTCTCTTGAGAAGTTTCCTGTTCCTCAACAGGTTCTGTAGATGGTTCCACTTTAGATTCTAGTTCTGTTTGTCCTTGATCCTGAGTTGACTCTTTTGGAGTTTCAGGTTCAGGATTCAGTAATCCTAAAATTTTACTAGCGGCACCTGTTACTGACTTATCAGCTATCGGCATTGTATGCTCCTTTGTTAACGCTTCTAAGTATTCTTAGATTGGCGTGTTAGTTGTTCTAGCTCCGAGGAAGCTAGCTTACCAGTTTCCATGGCAGTCAACAAATGACCTTTGATTTTATCAAGCATATTAAATGCCATCCAAAGTACTTGTCGTTGCTCATCGTCTTTGTAATTCGTATTAAATATTTCTGTTCGATATTGTTCAAACAGATATTCAAATCCTTCTTTCAATAAGGGATCGTCTAAGAGAGCTTTAGCCCTCGTTCCCCTGGTCACTTGTTGGTGTAGGTTGTTGTCCATTATCTCCTTTGAAAAACTTTTGTTGTCCTTCCATTATCTTTTTAAAGATATCTCCAGACTGTTTAACTTGTTGACTTTCTACCACAGATTTGTTCTTTAATGCAAGTTCATCTATTTTGGTATTATATTTCAATTCCATTTCTTTAACTTTCAATTCAAAGTCAAGTAATTGAACTCTCATTTCAGATTCTAATTTTTTAACACCTAATTGATTAGATAAAGCTGCTCTTTCATTTTCACCTTGTACTTGAGCCAATGTAACTTTTTCAAATTCAGTTGGGCCTTTAGGTGGGATTTGAGGCATTTGTGCTGCACCCACTTCTGGATCCATAAAGTAAGGTTCTACATTTCCTAGTCCAGCATTCTCTACTAACTTACGTAAAGTATGATAAATATTTTTAAGATTAACAACTGGGCCATGTACATTCTGTTGCATTTGCAATGCTTCCATTTGTCTTTGTAAAACAGAGTTTAACAAAATCAATTGCTGTTCTTTAGAGCCAGTACCCAGTCCTACGCTAACAGAAACATTAACTCTATCTCTCCATTCGTAAGGATTCATCGGTACGTACTTACCTCTAATTTTAATAATTTTTTCTTTTTGTTGGTATTTGCAAACTAGTTCAAATAGTTTTTTACCTAGATCTTTAACACCTGTTTCTGCAAAGATTCTAGCAATTAATTCCATTCTCATTTGAGATTGAGTTAATACTGAATTCATACCAGTAGCAGTCTTAGCATTTAAACTATCTGAGTTTAATCCTTGTGAAGTTCTAGAAACACCAGTTCTTTGTTCTTTAATAGAATCTAAGTAACCTAACATAGTACTAGCTTGTTCTGTAATAGGTTGAGCTTGTAATGGCATAATAACATTTTGTGGTGGTTGTTTAGTTCTTACTATTCCACCAGGTCTATTTGTTAATAAATCATCCATAGCTACTTGCCCATCTTGAACAGCTATTCTGTTATTATTAGTTAGATACATATTGTCTAACATTTGACGCATAACAGTAGATTTAATTAATTGTATATCTTCTACTAATTCAGAAACAGATCTTCCATAAAATCTGTGTGGCATAATAATAGGTGTAATAGAAATGAAAGGCATAGTATCAATTTCTTCAATGCCTAATACCTTATGATTAGAATCTCCTGCTAAACAAACTTTAATAAGTTCTGCTTTACCATCTCCATCAATATCCATCTTCGCATAGCATTCGTGAATTAAAATATTATCTGTTGTTTTATCTCCACGATCATTAGGTGCAGAAAAATCTGTATCTTCAAATCTAACGTGTCTATCTTCTAAATAATAATTAGTATCACCTATAGGAAGTTTATTAACTACTTCTGGATCGTAACCCATTTCAATTAATTCTGTTCTAGTCATATTAGTTCGATGAGCTACAAAATTAGCATCTTCGATTGACTTAGCTCTACGTTCAATTAAAAATTCTTCAGGTGGTACAGGATCAATTCTTACTTTTCCATAAGAAATAGTTTTATGTATTACACAATCGTGATAAGTAATTTCATCAATAACATTTCCTTGCTCATCTTTTAAATCTTCTAAGTATTCTGTATGTTGAGATACTTTAATTTCATCATCATTAATTAATAGATTAAATTCATCTTCTGTTAATTTTCTGTATTCTTCTCTTGTAGTTTTTTCTGAGTCATCCCAGTAAACTTTGAGTACACCATTTTTTTGTATTAACGCATCTTTAAACGCAGCATATAATGCTAAGAATCCGTTGTTCTCTTTGTAAAAAATATAGTTTAAATAATCAGTTGCTTGTTTAGCTACTTCTTCATCTTCAGATCCAACTGGATCACATTCAAATACTCTATCTCCAGCTGTGAAGATTCTCATTAAGGAAGGCATTAAAGATTCTACAGTATCAGAAACGTCTGTACTAACTACTTGAGATCTACCTTCTTGTTCATTACCAAAAGGTTTACCAAGATAATATTCTAAGGATCTTTTTCTTCGTGAAACTATTTCACCACCAATGTAACCTGATGATGCTCTTAATTCTCTATCTAAGATAGATACTATTTCTCGTTCGTTAATTTTCATACTATATATTTTGTATCAATTTTTATTGGAGAAGTCCAATCACTCACGTCTACTGGATCGTGTACACATCCATATCTAAATGCATCAGCACTATGAGAACACCAGTCATGTAAAGGTTTATTTTTAAACACCTGATTTTTTTCATCCCATTGTTTACGATACTGACGCAACGCATCAATACCTAGTTTACATTTTTCTCTATCAAACCAGCAGTAAGGCAAAGCATTTCTTACTGATTCAATACCATGATCTACTTCTAGTCTAGGAGCCACCTCAAACATTATTCCTAATTCTTGAGATACTTCTAATCTAGATTTCCCAGTACCTAATTCTCTAGCTTGAATATCGTGTGGAGCTATATGTCTAGAATAAGCATAACCTTTATCCTCTAACACATCTGCGTAGTGCATTAAGCTCTCACCTGAATTTTCATAATAGTCAATTAGGTGCACTTCTTCACCAACTCTTTGTGCAAACCAAATAGCTGTTGAATCTCCTATACCCAAATCCCACCATGTTTCAACTCCAACATTAGAATCTACAGGTACAGGGCCTATTCTATTCTCATTATCAGCTTTTGTCATTAGTTTACCATAATAAGATCCAGACACAGCAGCAGTAAAAGAACATTCAAATTCTTGGTTGTACTGTTCCTCTGTCATAATAGAAGCAGCTTGTTCTAATTCATCATCTGGTATCACATTAGTTTCAGAAGCTCTATACATTTTACCAAACCAATCTTTATGACCTCGTAAAGCGTAATCATATACTTCCCAGAACTGATTATGTCCCATAGGAGTACCAATAAATATAACCCATCCTAATGTATCTGAGATAGCAGGTCTAACAATTTCAGTCCAAGTACGTGGAGCCATAATAGCATACTCATCCATAATAACCCCATGAAACCCTAATCCCCTTAATGAGTCATTATTATCTGCCCCATATATTTGGATTTTAGAACCATTCCATAAATCGATACGAAGTTCTGTTTCGTTTTTATCTCCACCAAAATACATTAGTGGTTTTGTATATTGCTTTAAATAATCCCATGCGATAGCTTTACCCTGACGATAAGTCGGAGCTATGTAAGCTAGTTTATGATTTGGATTATTAACTGCGTGTAAGATTTATTCATTAATAGCTAATACGGATTTACCGAATCGTCTATGACATACAAGTACATTGAATCTTTTTAAACTCTTATGAACCTCACGTTG